GAATCTCTTGGACAGGCTGGTACTATTGCTGCTGGAAAACTTCAGGGTATACAAAAAAGTTTATCTACTATTACTACTCCTGCTGGGTTAGAGAACGTTCAAAAACAAATCACAGATATTAATGAGCAGTTTGATTCAAATAAGGCTCGTGAATCTGCTTTAAATTATGTGCATAATCTGGAACAGGGATTGACAGGGAAGCAGAATGTTGTTATTGGTACTAAAAATGTTTCTGATAATTTTGCTGATAGTATTAATAAAGTAAATGGCACATGGACTGGACCGTTAGCTAATTTAGATAAAACATTTAAATTTAATCGTAATACTACTGCGACAGAAATTGACGGATATATTGCTGATGCAAAAAAACTTGGAGACATAGGTAAAGCATCAGCGGAAGCGTTTTCTAATTTAAAAACAAATCTCGAAAGCTGTTATACAGAATCTGGATTAAAACAAATCCAAATACAAATGCGCGGAATTTCTAAAGAAATGTCTACTGCAAAAAAACAGGCTGATGAGGCTGCAAAAAATTCAGAAACTGCAAAAATAAATGATCAGTATACTCAGATTATGTCAGATATGTCTAATCTTGAGAAGAAAAATAAAGAACTTCGTACTGCTTTAAAAAGTGATAAAAATTCTGATTATATCAAAAATATTACTGCAGAACGTGATGCTTATAAAGAAGCAGTTAAAGGTGCCGACGAATATATTGAAAAGCATAAAGAAGTTATTGGCGATAAGAATGTAAAAAAATATAATACAGCTAAAAGTCGTGCGAATCAAATTGAAACAGATATTGAAAATGATATCGCTGCTCAGACAAAAGCAATTGATAAAGAAGCATATACAAATAAGTATACTGCTGCTATTGCTGATGTGAAGGCTTTAGGTGAGGCTTATAAAGAGCTTAATAATATTCAAAAAGAGGCATTCTCTAAAAAATCCGGACAATCTGCCACTACTTTAGATGATTATAATCAGAAAATTGTTGAAGCTCAGAACAAAGTAAAATCTTTAACTACTAAAGTACAAGAGTTTCGTGACAAGTCATGGAGTTCTGATGCCACTCAAGCGGATAAATTAAATCAGAAAATATTTGACAATTATGAGAAACAATTTGATAATATGTCAAATACTAAAAACAATTATAAGTCTGATTTAGTGGAAGCGATGAAAACTGCATATCAATTAAAAAGATCTACAGAAGCAAAACTTTTAAAATCTGCTACGAATACCTCATTAGATGTTGGTCAGATATCAGAATTAAAAGGTAAAAATGGATATGCGACGCAATTATATACTTCATTGCGAGATCAAGTCGTCGATCAGTTTGGTAAAGATTTCCAACAGCAAGCAATTTTGGGATTAAAAACAAATGCTAATAATCAGCGAAATGATATTTTGAATACAAATTTCAAAGCTCTTTCAAATGATATAGATCAGTATGTTTCTAGTGTTACAAAAGCAGGACGTGCTTCTAAAGGATTCCAGCAAAACTTTTCTGGACTTTCAACAGATCTTGTAAACTTACAAAATACTTTTTCAAATCCTTCTAAACTAAATTCACAAGGTGTTACAGATTATTTTGATCAAATGAGTAATATAGCTCAACGTTTTGGAAATTTAAAATACACTTATTCAAATGGACAAGGAAAAGCAGAACTTGACTTTACTCAGGCTCTAGGCGAAATAAATGGAGAAAAGGCTGTAGGAAAAAACAGTAATTATTTTAGATTAGCCGGAGAATATGTTCAAAGCTATAATAATATATGGGATAAATACAATAAAGACATTGAACAGTTTGCTGAAGGAAGCGAAGAAAGAAAGAAACTGACCACACAAGCGGAAAAAGATTCTGAAGATGTTGTAAAAAGTATGCAGAATCTTGCTAAGAATGCTTCTAAGTATAATCAGGTAACTGATAAAGGTACGGAGCTTGATTTCACATCAAATAGAACTCGTAATACGAAAGATGCTTCCGCATTTTTAAGTCAGTATGCTGCTTCTATTGGATTAACTTCAGAAATTTCTACGAAAATTAATGAAGCGACTGGACAGGTAACAAAAACATTTACTGATATTTCTGGTAATACAGTAACATTAACTGGAAATATTGATAAGCTTAATAATTCTTTACGAGTAACTCAATCACTAACGTCTAAAAATGGATCGGGAATGTCTTCATTTGGTAATACACTTAAAGGTATGGTATCAGGAAACTTTAAAGGTGCTATTGCAGATATTGCAAGTTATGTTTCTTATTTCCAGGTAACCATGAAAGCAATTCAGCAGGCCAAACAAGGCTTCAATGATTTCTTAAATTTCCAAAAAGGCTTAACAAATGTTAGTTACACAATGAATTTATCGCCTGATCAATTACAGAATCTTGGTACTTCTGCAATTGATATGGCAAAAGATTTATCGATGTCCTTGGATAATACTATGGACATTTATAAAATCTATGCAAACATGAATACTACTGCTTCTGAAATTCAGCAAACAGCAAGGCCAACTGCTATCTTAAGTAACTTAAGTGGAGTTGATGCCTCTACTGCTGCCGATCAGGTACAGGGTATTTTACAGCAGTTCCATATGTTAGAAGATGGATCTACTACTGCTGCTGATGCCTCTATGCATATTGTCGATGTTCTGGATAAAGTTTCCGGAAGTGTGGGAATTGATTACGCTAAAGGTATCAAAATTATTTCTGATGCTGTACAGTCTTCCGGTCAGGTTGCTTATGATGCAGGTATGTCATATGAACAGCTTGCAGCTATTACTGCTAAAGTATCAGAAAGAACTCGTGAAGATGGATCTTCAATTGGTAATGCTTTGAAGACAATTATCACAAGAACTACAAAAGTCGGTAAAATGCCACAATATGCCGACGAAGTTGACAATGCAGCTTTATCTAATGCTTCTGCATCTTTGCATGCTATAGGTGTAGATGTTTATAATCCGGATGGATCTGATCGTGGTATCATTACTGTTATGTCTGAGCTTAAAGATAAGTGGGACGATTTAACTGATGCACAGCAAGCCAAAATTTCGTACGACGTAGCAGCCACACGTCAGACAAGTAAGTTTAAGTCCATGCTGGATGCATTCACAGACTCCATGTCACTGGCAGAGGAAGCAACAACCGCAAATGGTAATGCTGAAGCTAACCAGGAAAAATATATGGAATCAACCGCTGGTAAACTACAAGCAATCAAAACACAGATGCAGGATTTCTGGGTTAATTTCTATAATTCAGGTACTGTAAATGGTGTTCTTGAATTTGTACATAGTTTAACAGAAGGATTTACGTCACTTGAAAAAACACTTGGACCAATACCAGCATTACTTACTGCTGTATTTGCAGCAATGACAGTAAAAAATGCAACAATGGCAGGATTAAAATTCCTGAGTGGTGGAGGTCTTGCAACAGTCGTAGGTTGACCCAAAAATCTAAGGGTCACACGTTATTTTCCGATTTTTAACAATGAGCCTATCTACATAGAGATTCATATCAATGTGTGGAGAATAGCGACTTAAAATAAATAGAGGATTAATACGTCGAATTCACTATTCTATGCTGATCGCATAGTGAAGTGGGCGAAAGCTCGTGACAACGCACGTACCAACCTGATTTACGATTTAGTCATATGTGAAACGTTAGCAACAATTACGCAAGTAATGACGAGGGAAACATATTAATAATCAGGAGGAGTAGAGAGAGCACCCTTCCTCGGAGTATATTATATATACTTTTAATGAATGTTCCATGAGCGGCACTTCTCTTCTGCCGAATCGCTTTATGCGAAAGAGAGAAATTATATTTGATAAAAGAAAGACACCGCGGTGATCAAGCGCAGTGTCTGTAAGATAAGCTTTGAATTTTAAATTATTGAAATTTAACATTTAAAACTTTAATTGTGTGGGTTTCACCCCACACTACCAGAGTTGTATTTCTACTTCTCCGGTGTCTCGCTTGCAAACTCGCAATTAATATCAATGCTCTGTTCTTTCAGGTTTATTGATGTCACGAGTTTTGTTGGATTGTGCTGGAACACCATCCATAAAGCTGCAAGTAATACTAAAACCGTAAAGAATCTTTTAATTGCTATCTTTGCAAGCTTAAATTGATGTTCTTCTTTCTTCATGTTCCACCTCCCTTCTGCCATATGGCTAAAGTAAATATAAGTGGATTTTGATTTCGGACAGAACATCCGATTTTGATATTTATGATTGTAGGTGTGTGCAAAGCCGAGGCACACTCTCGGCTATCCTACAATTAGTAAATATATCACTAGACTTTATTGTTGTAAAGTCAGAACGTAAGTTCATTCTTTTTCATATGTCATACATCCGATGATTAAATATCGCTTTGTTCTACCGTATTCTTCTGAATCAGTTTGTGCATAAAGTGTATAGAGATTTTCAAAAGGTTGTGGTGCAGGTTTCTTATAAAACGGAGATGAATATAATTTTTTTTCCATACGGATCTAATTCTTTTCTAAAATTGTCAAGAAAATTCTGTTTTTTGATTTGTATTTCATAATCCGACCTATTCTTTAGGTCTGACATTGTAATAGAATATTCTGTTTGACAATATTTACCAGGAAAAATATCTTGGATGACAATAACTTCACATCCACATATGTCAAGAATTAAAAATGGTTTACAGGAATAATAAAATTCTGTGAATACCCATCGTGTACTTCCATATGAGTTCATTGATATGCTATTTTCAGGAGTAACTGTTAATGATAAATTTGCAATATTTTTATGTAATACTTTCGTGTAAATATCTTTGACCGGTTTATATTTTGCATATTTGCTTTGTGAGACAGAAATTAATTCTTGAAAATCGTCTGGAAGATTTGAATTTATGTGTCCAATCATTCTTATACTAAGGCTTATATAATCAGGATCAGATATTGATAAACCATTATTATGTACCAGAATTTTCCTTAGAAGTTTTTTATCGACAATTCGATAATCTTCCCAGAGAGTATTTGATTCTTCTTTCAATTTTAGAACATCTGGAGTATTAATTTCATCCCAAAATGATTGCTTAATTTGTTTTTGAGATTCACCGATTTCTATAATCTTTTTTATTCTATCGATTTCTTCTTGGCTATAATTTCCAGTATACATATGCACTCCATTCTGAAAGTAGGTGTTTATATGATTAGCTTAAAAAAAAATAATAACATTATTATTCCGTCTCAGATTCAGTTTGAAAACCAATTTGCCGTCTTGGGGCTTCTGGAATCTCCTTTGGCTGCGCGCTTAAGAGAAAATCCAACTGATTTATATGTTGTATCAGTTTCTGCGGTTTGCCGTAACTGTCCTCTCCGTAAAACACGATTAGGTTGTACCCAATGTAGCCGACTTTGTTGACAATTATATTAACTGTTTCTCCAAAATGAGCTACCGCAAGAACCATATCATCTTCGTCTGGTAACGATTCTTGATAAGAACATAATGCCTCATATAATTTTTGAGCGATTACAGGAGCAGTATTTTCATTCTGAATATCAGCAGATAATTCTTGTTTCATATGAAGTCTACGTTCTTCTACATTTTCATAAAATCCATTTACAATATTATGCATATCCATAGTATTACCTCACCTTCCTGGCCACCATTTGTGGCCACACTTCTGACAGAGATTTTTCTTCTGAGATGCACCAATCCAGCCGAAAAGTCCGTAACCTTGTTCTTCTGTTGTAACAGATGTAGAACCACAACGTGGACAACGGACGACATTGGAATTTGATTTGGGTTGAACATAACGTACTTGTTCAAAAGTAAACTTTTCAAAATTATGCGCCATACAATCAAGAATCATCTTTGCGGCAAATTCGTTTGTCAGTTTATATGTATTGGCCCATTCTCCCATTTTTTCATGAAACTCTGCATATTGCGCACTACTGATAGGTGGACGCGTTTTAGATGATCCATATTGTAATTGAAGAAATTGGGCGAAATATTGCTGATCTTCTGGTGATAAAGACAGAATATATTTTTTAATGTCAGTAACATCTTGTTCTGCGTAATTGATTATACATGTACTTTTTGAGACAATTTCCTGTAACGGATAACCACAGTGAATACAGGCCGGAGCCTTATCAGACACCTGGCCCCCGCATTCAGGACATTTAATAAGAGCCATAATATTACCTCCAATACATTTATAGTTTGATTATAACATTAAAGACAACTCATGTCATTAAGTAAAATCGGAAAAGTAAGTAATGCTGTCAAACTATTAAATACTGCTGCTACTAGCGGAGATATTGCAACAGGTATTTCTAGTTTATCCAATTCATTAAGAGCGGCAGGGAATATGTCGGCTGGAGTTAATTGGATTTCTAAATACGGGAAAGTTTTGGATTCTGGTATAGCATATCAAGCTCTTAAACAAGCATTTCCGGAAGAATCATTAACGGAAGATATGCTTGCTAAAATTGGGTATACTGCAAACGGAGCGGGTAAAGTTGGAAATGCTTCTAAATTTAGCTCTGTAGGATCTACATTTGCAGGTCTTGGTACATTTCTCAAATCAATTTGGCCTGTATTAGCTGTTGTTGGCGGAATTGCAGCAGGTACAGCTGCATGGAAATGGGCAGATGATAAATTTACTATTACAAAAGCTACAGCCAAAAAACACTCAGATGAGTCGGCACAAGCATATCAAAATGCAAAAACAGAGCTTAGTACAAAGCAGTCTCAGTATGATACTAATCAAGATCGTATTCATGAGCTTCGTGCTACACAGAATAGGACTTCTGATGAAAATGCTGAACTCTCTCAGCTAACGAAAGAAAATTCTCTACTTGGGACACAAGTTTCTGTACAGAAAAAACTTGTTGATGCCAAAGCCCAACAGCAGGCCATTGACGCAGATATGAATCTGAATAAAAAATATACAACAAGTCAAGCTGTTGCAAATGAATATAGTGACAGTGTTGTTGCTAAACAAGAAGATATCGTTGAAGAAACTACCAGAAAAGTCAATGAGTTAGCTGAATTACAGAAAAAACGTGATGCTGCATACCAAAAATTAGATCAAATGAGTGCTGATGATGAAGGATTTACCGAGCAGCAAAATATTGCGAACCAAATGGATGATCGTGTTTCTAAGAAACAGAGCGAAATTGCAGACGCAATGGATGAAATATCTGATGATTATAATAGACTATTTGATGAAGATACAGGTGCATTAATTAATCCTAAAACAAAAGATACTGCAAAATCTGTAGAAGATCTTTTTTCATTATATGGTCGTGTAACAGATTCAGCTCAGGAAGAAACAGATCGCATTAACAATATTTTCGCCAAAGCAAAATTTGATGGTGTTGAAGATCAATTAGTAAATGCTGGAAAATCTGGTGGTACCGATGCTGTTAAAGCCAAGATCTCAGAAATCGATGGATTACAAGAAGCTTTAGATAATGCTGGTATTAGTGCTGATACACTTGCATCTAACATTATGGCTATTGCTAGACCAGATGAGAAAAATCTTGAAGGTATAAAAGAAAATCTGAAAGATATTTTTGATATCAGCGCTGATTTAAACGAAGGAGATAATTTTGTTGGCCCATCAGGAAATCTTTATAATTTCTTTAAGGATAAAACTGATAAGCAAATAGAAGATTTCTGGAATTATTATAGCGATCAAGGATTAGATGGTTCTGATTGGAATTATATGGATCTTGCTTCCAATTTTAATAAATCACAAGAAAAAGCAAAAATTGAAGCTGAATCAAAAACCTTCTCTTCTCTCTTCAAGAACTCTGCTGAAGATACAGCAACAGATCTTGATACCATAACAGACAATTTCCAGACAGATATGTCAAATATCAAGTCTTCAATGGATTCTATCAAATCCGGTACATTCCAGAATTCAGATATTACTGATCTTATTCAGCAGTTCCCGGAACTTGCTACAGAGACTGATAATCTACAACAGGGATTACAGAATTTAGCATTTGATAAAGCAAGTGATGCTATCGGTAAAATCAGAGATTCTGTAAAAGATGTAACTGATCCGAAACAGCTTGCTGCCGCTGATAAATATATTCAGAGTATTATGGATACTATGGATCTGAGCGGATTTGATATGAGCAATGCTAAGTCTGCAATTCTTGGTAATTTAACAAAGAATTTAGCAGACAAACATATGGCCTCTGTTACAACACCAAATCTTGTAAATCAGTTAATGTCAGAATATGGAAATGATGAAATTGCAGTTCAAGCAATTATGAAATTGTCACTTGATCCATCAATGGCAAATGCTGATCTCGACACTTGGAAATCTAAAATTGAAGATACTAAAGTACAGATTCAGTTGGATACTTCAGCTAAAAATCTGGATAATCTCTCAAAAGAACTAACTCGTCTTCAAACTGATGCTTCCAATCAGCAGACAAGACTAAACAATAAATCTGCTTATAATATGAAAGCTACTGCTTCAGATTACACCAATTTAATTGAAAATGGTGACAAACAGATTGAGAATCTTAATAATCAGATTAAAGAATATCAGAATAATATCGATGCTTTGAAAAATAGCAAAGGCTTATCTCCTCTTTCTGATGAAGATAACGAACAAATTAAGCAGTGGCAAGATCAGATTCAAGCTTCTCAGATGTCTATTGAAAACATGAAGGCTTCTCAGGCCGATTGGACAAAAACAGCATTTAATCTTCCAGTAACTGATATGCAGAACACTGTTACCGCTCTTACATCAGCTATTAGCGAAATGCAGACAGAAACAGGTCTTACATCTGATACTATGGATAGTCTTAGAACACAATTCAGTGATCTAAAAGATGCTCATGTTGATAATGTATTCGATCGCACTGCAAAAGGTTTGAAAATCAACACAGAAAGAATGAAGGATTATCTGGAACAACAAAATGAATTCATGAATTCTGATTTTGCACAACGGATTCAGGATTATCAGGATCAATTATCAGCAGGTAATAAAGATTATACTCAGCAAGGATTAGAAAATCTTAAAAATCTGCAGGCACAGTATTTTGCTCAGTATCAGGAGGCGGCAAAACAATTCTCTGATTTCCAAGCTATGGTTAATGCCGACAATCTTTCTACTGAAGGCAATGAATATACTACAGCTAAGAGTTATCTGGATAACGCAAAAGATCTGTATGATAAAGGCTTAGTTGGTACTCCTCAGTTTAAAGCAGCTGCAAAATATTTCTCTCAGAATGGTTTTGAAGATGCTGATAATTTCATTGAGAACTACAACAAACTTAAAAATTATTACACTGATGATGCTTCCGGTCCAAAGAGATTTTTAAGCGATCTTGAAGCTAAGGGATTGGCCACTTACAAAACTCTTGAGGATGGAAATCAGCAATGGATGTACTCTTTCACTGATACTCAAGAAGCTGCAGATGCTATGGGTATGAGTCTTGAATCATTCGAATCTATGTTTGGTAGATTGAAAGATTATGGCGATACAAATAATTTTGTATCTTCTCTTGAAGAAGGTGCCCTGAAATCTGAAGAGATTGACGATAAACTCATTGATGCTCAGATTAAAATGGGAAAACTGAAAGCTAGTGGTGCAAATCAATCCGCTCTGGACGATCAACAAGCAGTTATTGACAATTTAATTGCACAAAAAACTGGTATTACTCAGGCTATATCTGATTTCAAAGATGGTACTGTTGATCGTAAGATTCAGGATATCAAGGATGCCAAAGGTTCTATTGACGAATTAAATCAGTACATAAAAGATAATGGTATTGATAAAGATTCTGATTTAGGCAAGAAATATATCGAATCAATTCAGGAACAAGCTAAGAAGACAGGCATTAAATTAACACCTGAATTTGAAGTTGATGAGGCTGCTTATAATGAAATGATCCAGAGTTATGAAGCGAAAGCTAAAGGCTCACAGATCAAACACTTCCAGGATGTCAACGAAGGAATTGAAAGTGGTAATACTGGAGATTACTCTGATTCTGATGTTGAACTGGTTAATAAAATTAAAGATGCTCAGGAACAGAAAAGTGAAGCATTACAGAACGTTATTGATGCTGTTAATTCATTGGATAAAGATCAATGGAATGAAGCAAACCAGATTGAATTAGGCAATGGAGCTTATGAATCTGAAGATCAGGGTATTCGTAATGTTGAAGATGCTCTTCAGGGACTTTCAGATCAATTTGGACTAACAAAAGAACAGGCAACTGCTCTTCTACCGGCTCTTGAAGCTTTAGGTGTTGTTAATATTGATCCTAATGTTGATATGACCGGGCTGGATGAATTGGATCAAGCTACTCAGGACGGAATGGCTTCATTGCGTCAGATGCAAGCAGATGGGGATATTAAACTCTCATTTGATGTGGATAGTAGTATAGAAGGATTATCTGTAGATAAACTACAATCACAAATTGGTGAATTAGAGCATATTAAAGTAAATTTTGACGTAGATTCATCTGAATATAAAGCAATTCAATCTATGATTGATCAACGTGAAATGCAAATGCATGTTCAGATTGCAGTAGATAAAACCGGTGATATTGATAAGTTATTATCTCTTAATGATGAAGAGTTGGCTCAAAAAGCTGAATTGGACGTAGATGTCAATACCGAAGATGGTAAAGCTAAAATCGATGAACTACGTTCAAGTCTTGAATCTTTATCAGGTGATACACCTGCTATATCGGTTAAAATTGACGAAACTCAATTCCAAGCATTGACAAAAGAACAACAAGGCCAAGGAACTGTAACTTTCAAACCAGAACATCACGAAGTAGATGCCTACCTTGCTGAAGAGAAAAAAAGCGAAGGAAAAGTAAAATGGTTTAATGAAACAGGTTTAGTAGATGTTTATGCTGCTACCGAACATTATTCTCATGGTACTGTTCATTGGGGAAATGATATTTCTGCCGTTCAAACTTCATTCACTGCTACCGGAACTGTTAATTGGATAAATTCAGGTGGACCAAGTGGTGGTTTGAGTAAAGAAGTTCAACTCTCAAGTGGTACGTTCAAAGCTAAGTCTACAGGAAGCGCTTACAATGTTTTAAACATCACACCAGCTCATGCAAGTGGGACAAATGTTGCTATTAAACAAGATCAGCAAGCTCTTGTAAATGAAGTGGGTGTCAACGGTCACGCTGAATCAATTGTTCGTGATGGTGTTTGGAGTTTAATTCCTGGCGGTGCTCATATAGAGAACCTGAAAAAGGGCGACATTATATTCTCTACTACTCAAACTGATGCTCTTCTTAAACACGGGGCTATTCAAGGACATGCCAGAGCTTATGCAAGTGGCACTGTTACTTCTCCAGGCGTTATGAAAGCTTATGCTGCTGGTAATACTCCGGGATTCCATTTCCAAGGCGGGGCTGCAACTGTTAAACCTGCCGGATCTGGAAATTCTGGTAACTCTGGTAATTCTGGTCTTCAACATGCAATCGAAGATAATACAGATGCGGTATCAAACAATAGTGATGATACAAGTGACGCGGCTGATGAAGTAAGCGAAGCTCTTCAAAATGTAATCAAGAAGCTGAATGATAATTCTATGGATTGGGTTGAAGTTGCTATGGATCGTCTTGATCGTATAACTTCTAGGTATACAGATCTTGCCGAAAGTGATTATAGTCATTATACAAAAGCTCAAAAGTATTATAATAAAGCTCTTGAAAATACAGATAAAGAAATCAAGGCTGCTAAAGCAAGCATCTCTGTTTATAAAAGGAAGTCCGAAGAAGTTGCAAACAATGGCGAAGTAAGCAAATATCTTACTCCTGCTCTGAAGAAAAAAGTTCAAGATGGCACTATTAATATAGAAACATTGGATGCAAATCAGAAAGCTGCCGTAGAAGCATATAAACAGTGGTACGACAAGTATCTTGATGCCGTTCAAAAATATAGAGATAAGAAAACTCAGGAACTTGATTTAGCTAAATCTAAAGTTGATAATGTTTACGATTCCTATGATCTGATCATTAGTAAGCGTAAAGCTAAAGAGGAATATTATGCAGCTAAAGCTGAAAATCGTATAAAGAGCGGAAAATCTCAAAAAGTCGGTTCGGTATATTGGAAAGATCTTAAAAAACAAGTAAATTATGCTCAATATCAGAAAGACTGGATGTTAAAAGAAAGAGATAAAGTTCAGCAAAGCATGACAGATTATCTTAATGTGAATGGTCATAACAAAAAAGATAAAGCTTATCAGGAAATGAAGAAAAATCTAACTGATTTGAATACGTCTATTGTTGAGGCTGATACACACATCCAAGAAGCTAAAGCTGCTCTTGAAGAAACCAGAGAGAACTTAAAGCAATGGCAAATTGATCGTTGGGAAAGAGCTGGTGATAAGCAGGACGCTTCTCGTAGTTATAAAAAGAATGCTGATGATATTAATTATCAGCTTTCAGCCAATGATTATGAAGAACGTTTGAAAACTTATGATAAAATTATTCGCGCTGATGAAGCGAAAAGACAGCTTCTTGCAGAAGAAATTGCAGCAAATCAAGCCAACGGTGGAGCTTGGAGCAATGAAGAGATGCAGAAAAAGATTGAGGAATATGATAATCTTACTGCTTCTATTATTCAATCAAAAGAAGCAATGCGGCAATTAGCTCAAGAAGAAATTGATTTTCGATTTAAACCTCTTGATGAAGCGCAGAATAAACTTTCAAATCTTGTATCTGAACTTCAGACTGCTCAGAAGTTACTTGGTGATACCGAGAGTTTCTATAATGATGATGGAGCCTTCTCTACAAACGGTTTGACCAATATTTTATTGGTTCAAGAACAGATTGACGCCACTAAGGATAAAATAGCAAATTATCGTGAGGGATTAAATAAGCTGGATGAAATGTATAAAAATGGTGCAATTGGTCCAGAATATTATAAGACTAAAACCGATGAAATGCTTAAGAGTTTGCAACAAGAGTCTGCTACTCTTGCTGATCTTAAACAGAACCTTCTTGATATGTATACCACTCAAGTTACTAAAGAGAACGATCTGTTACAGGAGAATATTGA